CACGCCCAAAAGCCAAAGACCGGCTGTGTTACCGCGGGGAATAGTGCTCGGATTGGTCATGCTGACTTCCTCAAAAGGCCATTTTGCACACAATGATCATAAAAGTTACCGCTCCAGCATTGGCTGCCTCGATGCTTGAAATCGACATCGGAGTCGATCCAGATGGATTCGCCCATGGCTTCTAACTGGCGCGAGAAGAAAATATCCTCGCCAATCACCCCGTATTTGGTCGGGCCGCGCTGAAAGTAGGGGGTATGCGTCCAGCCAAAGGGCGTACCCACTTGCGCATGGAGCTCGGGGAACTCGGCATCCATGCGCTCGAATACCTCGCGCCTCACGCGCATGAAGCCCGTGGGCGCCTCGCGCGATTCAAACAGCCCGTGCACATCGATTTTGCCCGTGAGCGCGCTATCGTGGAACTTTGGCGGATCGCACTTCTGTGGATATAAGCCGCAGACGACGCCGTGCGGATAGGCCAGGAAGCGCGGAATTACCTTGGGATCCCAGCCCTCGTCTGAGTCGATGAAGAATAGGTCAGTGAAGCCCTCATCGGAGGTGAGGAAATAATGGACGATCTGATTACGCGCGATCTCGACGAACTGTAAACCCGCGACATGGTGCTCACCCATCGCAATGCCTTGGCGCGAGCATTCGATCAACGTCGCCATCATCGATGAGTGATATTCAAGCGACACCGCCTTCTCGAAACACGGCGTCGCGAATAATACGACGGGAGTTCTGCGCCCGTCCTTTGCGGAAACGAGCTCCATGCGAAGCTACCAGTCGAGCTGGTTGCCGCTCGCCGGTGCCGTCCAGTTGGGCTGCACCCGGAACACCCCGACGAGATACACCTGGCTTGCGGTCGGCGTGATCGTGGCCGCAGTCAAGTTGCCGAAGGTAATCGCGAGGGTATCGGCCGCGGATACTCGCGAGCCGCCGAGCACCAAACCGGCTTGCGCGGTTGGCTTCTGGACCACCACCAAATCAGTCGTCAGCAGGCCGATCCCGGTTGATGCGAAGGTCTGCTCGGCCGAGGTATTCGGAGCCGCCAAAGTGGGCGAGAGGGTGAGGGAGAAGACGCCCAACTTCCAGATATTGCCGATCGGCATCTGCACCGTATCTGGAAGCGATACGGTGTTCGGGCCGGGGTTGGAGCCGTCAACGTTGGTAACTGCAGGATTTGCCATGTTCTATCTTGCTCCTAGCCGGCAATGCGATACGCCATCTGGCGATATAGGCTCGCGAATCCGTAAGCGACATCCATGCGGGTAGGTTCCGCATCATTGTTGATCGTGTACTGCGTCGCGACTCGAATCGACAGCCCCAGATCTTCATCGTACGCACGACTCGCCTCAACCGCCGTGCGCGGCAACGGCAAGTCCACAAAGGCGAGTGCGAAAGCATCGCGATGGAACGCCATATGCTGCGGTGAGACCGTGGCGGATGCCGCCCCATTGTTGATGGTCACCGTATAGGGTGAGACCGGCGCGTTGCTCGAATTCTGGAATTGGCCAGCGGAGATCAGGCACTCGGCCACCGTCACGGTCAGAAGCCCCGAACCGTTTGAGGTATAAAGCCCCGTGGTCGCATTGAAAGTGCCGTGCGAGAGCGTTGCTGTTGCGAATTGGGGACCTCCTGGGGTTGCAACGCCGGTGATCTGGGCATAGCCCCCGGGCGGCAGCACTACGAATTGCTTCAAAGTGTTGCCGTACTGACTGCGGTTCTGCGGATTGACCGGATAGACGCCCTTGATCTGCAGGACATCCCCGACATAGCACGAAGCGGTCGTGTTCGACAGCCCCGAAATTTCGAAAGTGCCGGTTTGTGCCCAGCCGGAAGTCAGAAGAGCAGTGCCGCCGGTGGGCGAAGTGGACCCAGCCAGCACCGGCGTACCTGATAAGGTACCCGTGGTGAAAGTCGCCACGTTGGCGTCCTCGAACCAGTCAAAGCCTGCGGTCTTTCGGGCAATCAGCCCCATCTCATAGGCGTCCGCGATCTGCACCTGCGGATTGAACAAGGACTTGAGCGAATCGGCCATATAGGCCTGCGCAAGCGGATGCAATACCACGCTCGGGATTTCTCCCTTGGGCATGCCCTCGGAGACCAAGGTTGCGCGGGCTAAGGCAAACGCCAGATAGGAGGTCGGCGGCGTGCCGAAAGTGCCGCCCTGCAACCCCGTGTTCTGAAAAGCGAAGTACGATCCGTCCGAATCGATCCGGTTGCCCACCGCGCGGCAGGCCGGCATGATGAAGCGCTCTTCGAACTCATCGATATCCAAGACCATGTTAATGGTGTTGAACTGAATATCGACGTGAAACTGATACAAAATCGAGACCGGTACGTAGTTCTCGACCGATGGCTCGACATTCAATGCGGGCCCAAAGGTGCCCAAGTAGCGCGGCGGCAGGCGCACATTACAGGTGCCGCCGATCTTGCGCCCTTTGACGCCGAATTCCTTGTCATACTGACGGTTGAACTTGTCCGTCATGATGCATTCGTTCGCCAACACAGGCAAAGCCCTGTTGGTAATCATGCTAATCGTCAGCAGTTGATTCGCAATTTTCGCTGCTCCCTAGCAGCGCCGGCATAGGCGCAAAAGAGGACCTTCAGTGGTCCCGCTTATCTAGTGCCGTTTTCTTGCCGTGAGATTCACCTTGTGCTTTCTCTCCCAAGTGCGTACGACCTGTGAGCCGGTCATGTCCGCTTCGTCTTTTGTAACTTGGGCTGCACTGCCGGTGTTCAACGGCCGAATGATCGGCGCTTGAACGCGGGGCTTACTCGGGGCTGATCCCGTCTCTGGACTCGGCTCATCGCCGTTTGTCTGACTCGGCTTTGCGCCGTTTGCTGCTTTCGCGGGTGCGAATGGCTGTAATGTACTCTCAATTTTACCGATTGCAACTAGCTGCTTGGCGAGCGCCTTCTCGTACGCGGCTGTACGCCGGTCGAGGCCCTCGGTCATCTTCTGAATGTCCTCGAGCGCATGGCCCCCCTCGAGTGCATCTTTGGCAAAGTAGTAGCCCAACTCCGCGAACATGTCGGACTCTTGCATGTAGCTTGCGACCATCGGCGGCACTTCCAAATCCACCGCGCCCGTCACTTCTTTGAAGTCCGGCACCAGCTCAGTGGCGCGCTCGATACGAGCCGAAGCGTGGCGCACGATCTCGTGCTGGCGCGCTTCCTCGCGGCGCTTGTTCTCCTCGGCCTGTTGCACTTTGAAGCGCTGATCAACCTTGAATTCGACCACCGCATCTTGATAAGCCTGATCGGTGTCGAAGTCCTTGCGCTCAGGGGCTTTGGACTCTTCGGCCTTAGGCTGCGGCGCTTTCGCCTTGAGTTCCGCAAGTTCCCGCTCTAAGTGCTCCGCGCGCTGTTCGGCCAATTGCGCCTGGTTGTATTGATTGAGCGCTAATTCTTCGGCCTCCTTTTGCATGCGATGCTTGCGTCCGATGGTCGCCTGCATGGCTTTGGTGAATTCGCGTTTCTGCTTAGGCGTCAGTCCGTCTTCGCCCTCGACATCGTCCGGGTCCACGCCCTCAACTGCCGGTTTAGCACTCGTATCGCGCGCTTGCGTTGATTCGGCGTCGGTGCTTCGAGTTCCAGTAGCTTGAACGTCTGATTGACCAGCTTTGTCACCTCGATCGGTAGTCTTTTTCCCATCGTTCCCCTCACGTTTAGCAGCCTGTGCGGCATTATCCTCGGCAATTCCTCTGGGCACCGGAATAGTGCCCGTAAGCGTTGCCTCAACTAGATCCGCACTATCCAATACTACAGTAGTCATATTCGATCCTATGCCGCTTCGGCGGCCTCCCTGGCTGGATTCTCAATAGCAATGCGTTTAGCTAAGATCTCGGCTTCTGCCGTATCGCCTTGGCGCTCCCGGTGCATGCGCGCAAGGTCTAAGCGCACACAGATAAACCATTCGATCATCTCGGTGACGTGTCGCCGGCCGGCATAGGAGAGCCGTTCTCCGAATAGGTCATAAGCGAGTACTTGGAGCCCGGCGCGATACTCATCGAAATGGGTCAGGAACTGGCTATCGCCCAATTTGTCCCTATGCCCCATGGGGTGGCCGAGCAAATTGCGATAAAACGGCTCCGGTGCGAAATGGATCGACCCTGTGGCGAGGATTGATGGCAGATCCGCGAAGGCCCAGTAAGCGCTCGTGCGAGGGCTTAAAGGCACCGGAACCCGGTAAATTATATGTTCGGGCCAGACATGCTCCCGGATGATGAAGTTGAACAGCTCTTTGCCTTGAGGAGCGGCGAAGGTCTGCGGCTCAGGCACCTTGAAAGCATTGCAATAGGGCTTATTCTCTTCCTCGAGATATAACTCGCAGGGCGCGCAATAGGCAGCGACTTCAGGATGAGCGTCTAGGTATTCGATGCCCTTCGCTACCCGATTGGGTAGCAAATAATCATCATCGC